TGAAAAACTTTGTGTAGATGCACCTGCTGGTACTGACCAAGCTCCCGTTGTTTTTGATGGGAATGCAGTTGTTAATTGAGTTGAACCACTTATTACACCATTGGTTGCTGCTATTGAACCCGTTATACCACCCAATGAAGTTATTGAACCGGTTGTAGTCAAACTACCACTAACTTGTAATGTTGAGAATTGATTTAGTGCTACCGATGGATTAATTTGTTCAATCGTTGCTTTTGTTCCAATACCGGCTCTAACCGTTACTGTTCCTACCGCCTCTACAATACGAACTTTTATTGTTTGATTTGTAGTTGGTGTATAAATTAAAGTAGTAGATGTTGCATTAAATTCATTTGTATTTCTATTGATATTCTCACCTACACCCGCACCTATACCAGTTGTGGCTAATCTAGTATTTGTTGTTGCATCTACCCAATCATATATTATATAACCATTTGCCGTATCACTAAAATTTGAAAAACTTAATTCTGCAAATAATTTATATGTTTTATTTGCAGTTAATGTGAATACACCGGTTGATGTATTTAATGATATACCACTACTTACATTTGCGTAGTTAAATATAATATCATTACCACTTCCTGCACCCGTTTGGTCGGATGTTATTCTACCTGCGTTAATATAATCTACATTTAATGTTCCAATTGCCGATAAAGAACTTGTCCAAGTATTATAAGATGAAGTAAATGTGTTTAAATTTGTTATTGAGGTAACTAAACTTGCAGTTGAAACCGAAGCAGTAAAAGTATTCAAATTTGAAATAGATGTTACTAAACTTGCAGTGGAAATACTTGCAGTATAACTATTAAATGATGATGTAGTTACTAAATTTGCAGATGAAGATATAATTCCTCTACCTGTTGTTTCATAACTTCCACTAACAAATCCAAAAGATGTAATTTGAGCCGAACCACTAATAGTTCCGGCCGGTATTGCTGCTGACGAACTTATAAATCCAAATGCAGTTATTTGTGCAGATGAACTCAATAAATTTGAAGGTAATGGTTGAACACTACCACTCAATGTATATCTTGTATCGTATGATGATGTTAATTGAGATGAAGAACTTATTGCTCCACTTAATGATGTCAAAAACGAACCCGTTTCACTTTCAGTAATCCAACTACCACTTACATTTTCAATTGCGTTTAATCTACTCACCAATGATGATGTAGATTGTGATGCGGTGAATGTATTTAAATTTGAAATAGATGTTACCAAACTTGCAGTTGAAATACTTGCAGTAAATGTATTCAAATTACTAATAGAAGTTACAATTGATGCCGTAGTTACACTTGCAGTAAAAGTATTTAAATTTGAAATAGATGTTACTAAACTTCCAGTTGAAATACTTGCAGTATAAGAATTGAAAGACGATGTAGATAGTTTTGTATTTAATGAACTACTTAATGTATTAGTCACTAAATCCGTTGCAAATGTAGTATCTAATGAAGATGTTAATTGGTTTACTGAAATTTTATATGTTGTACTACCCGATATACCAACTACAAAAGTCGTATCTAATGATGCCGGACTTAGTGAAGGTAATTCTGATATTCTTTTACTTTGGTTTGCCATTTTATAATATTATATTTTCGTCATTTTCAGTTCTTAAATCAAAATAATCTTCGGTATCCAAATTTAACTCTATTATTTTACCTATAACATAAATATCATCTATTGTAGTAGAATCAAAATCTATGTATGTATCATTTAATTCTATAACTACATCATTTCCCAATTGTTCTATGTGAAAATCTCCAGGAATATGTAAACCATATACTAACACTTCAAAATTATCAGGAGTTGCTCCTTCAATTCCATAATCTAAAAATACATTGTTTATTCTTAATGAACCAAATCCGGTATTATCAAAACTATCAATTTTTCTTTTAATATATCTTGCACCAAATTGTAATATTTCTTCGTGAAAATTTCGTATTTTACTGGAATTGTTTGTTACCTGTTTTTGATTTGGATTTTTACGAGATTTTGAAGATATTTTTTGTATGCCGGTATTATGTTCTGCATATTCTGCTTCTGCAATACTTTCCAAATATGCAATATAAGCATCGTTATCCAAAGTATTTCCTTTTATATTTTTAGGAACTGCTCTAGTTACTTTTCTATTATTTGATGAAAATTGTTTAAGCATATTGTTCTATATCTCCTTTTATTTCTATATAATCATCATCGTCTAAATCAAATTCAAAATTTGACTTTTTAAATTTAACTAATATTCCACTCACACCTTGTTCATATACATAATCTCTAGGTTCTATTGATTGACTATTTGCTTTTATATCCAATCTATCCTGATTTACTCTGTATTCAACTTCTCTTAGTATTTCTACAAATCTCCATCCAATTGCTTCATAAATAAAATATTCTGGATGTATTAAATCTTTTGGTGTCAATTTAACTCTTTTTGTATCTATACTAATTTTTTTAACTATATCTAAAAATGTTCGTTTCATTACAAATCTATAAATTTACCAGTTATTGCAATCTCATCGGTTTGTGTAATATTGAATCCTAAAGTACCTGATAAAAATGTTATGATTAATGAATCATTTGAAACTATTGCGGTAAAATGTGTTGTTTGATAATACCTAACACCATTTATATAAAGTTTTACATCATATGTATTTCCATCGTGAATTAATCCATTTGATATCACCGATGCTAATTGTGCAGGAGCTTTTATTAATTTTATTCCAGTAAATGTAATTGTATTATTTGTAATAGGATTTTCTATTCTACTATTATTTAAAGATAAAAAGTCAATCAAATCTTTATTATCATAATACGGAGATGGTGTTGTTAACATTCCTTCTAGTCTACCATTACCTGTTATATCAGTTTCAGTAGATACAATAACTCTTTTTGTAGAAAAACTTCTTTTTGTAGTATCTTCTCCATCAAATTTTTCTGGAAGTAAATATGCTTTTACGGTCAGATTAAATTCAACTCTATTAATTCTTTCAGTTCCCTCACCCACTTCGTTTACAACATTATAATCCGAAATTGTAGTTAAAAATTTAAACTTAGCTTTATCTCCCCAATATTCATCTGCTGCAAAAGTAACAGATTCTATGACAGTATTTAATTGTTCAATAAAATTGGTCCAAGCCATACATTCGTAAGTTATTTCAACATAATCTGGCATTGTTATTTTATATACCTGATATGATGGTTTTTGATTTCCTAAAATAGAAAATTTATCATAACGATTATTCTTATTATATTTTGAATATGCCGAATATGATACGTGTCTATTAAAAACTGGAATAGAATCATTTTTTGCAATGGATGTTCTTCTAATCATCATTATAGGTAATTGTATTCTACCTTTTGAATCTCTATATATTCCTTGTCTACGAGCTCCTATCCATCTTTCCGAATTACCATATACAACCGGAATTTTTATAGAATTACCATCTCCATCTTCTAATTTAGGTAATGCTACATCTTCTAAATAAGACATCATAGCATAATCAATATCAAAAAGTGTAACACTTTTTTTGATATCGCCCTTTTCAGATTTTAATTGAGAGGCTCTATTTATTTCTTTTTTTAATGGGTCTTTTGCCATAATATTACTTTACTCGTTCTTCTATGTTTAAAGATGATTTACTTATCATAAATGTAGTAGCAACTATACTAAAATTGTTACCCGGTTGTCCACCTATAAATTGAATTTCATTTGTATTATCAATTTCGTAATATGATGTATCAAAATAAATAACATCTCCAATCTCAGGATAAATTCCTTTTTCTTCGCAAGTATCTCTATCAAATTTGAAAGTTATATTTTGCGTATTTTCAGGCCCAATCCCTTCATATTGAACATTTTCAGGTTCTTTGTCCGCTAATGCATATATTTGTACTCCTGGATACCAAGTTTTATTTACGGATTCTCCATAAATATTTACTTTTGTTTCGTATTGGTTTATTTTATACAAAACAACTGCAACTTGTATCACATCATCCACTAGCTCTCTAGCTATGGATTTGAAAAAAGTTAAATCTCTACCTACTAAAAACTTTGGCATATTATCCTACATATAATTTTAAAGGAACTTTTCTTAACATTTCTTGGTGGTGAGTTGATTCATGTGCTTTATTTTCCATCACATTTTTTCTACTCATCTCCTCTAAATTTTGTCTTAATTGTTCTACGAGAGCATCTTTTTCAACTTGTGCTTCCGCTCTTAATGCTGCACCATCCAAACTCACTTCACCATCCGGTATTGGGACAGTTGAATATTTTTCTCTGATTGCTCCCAATAATTCTTTTGCTAATGCAAGTGTATATTTTCTAATCCATTGTTTACCAACTTCATTTATATTTGAGTATTGGATAAAATCATATGGGATATCCGAATAATCAGAAAGTGATTCGGATTGAATAGTTTGAGAATCATGTTCAAATTCATCTCTACTCATATATTCAAAATAAACTCTGGTCATTCCCATTCCAGATGGTACTGGGAATATTTCTAATTTATTATTTATAATATTAAATGTGTGTGCCGATTTACGAATATGGTCATTAAATTCAATATGTTGCATTCTTAATACATCCTCATATAAAGGCATCATTAAGAATTGCGCAGAAGGTGAATAGTTTCCAAATCCCAATTCACTCATTAAATTTAAAGTACCTTGTGCACCTACTGAATAAGGGTCAAAAAATCTTGTGATTGCGGGTACTGCTTCATAATAAACTTTAGTTACATCAATTGTAGATGAACCGCTAAATATTTGATTAAATTTTTTATTATCATTAACATTTACGGCTTGATTCATTAAATCATACACTTGCACCGATGAAGTTAAATCTATATATGCTTTTTGTATAGCAGTAGAACCACCCACACCTGCTAATGCTCCATATTGTTGAGACATACGAATTGCAGTTGGTAAATATGAACCATCTACAAGAGTTTGAGAATAGTTATCAATTTTACCTTTGGGTTGACCTCTTAAAATATCAAGGTTATTACGAAGATTGAATTGATTTACTTGTGCAGAATATTCGGAAGTTGACTCTTCAAAACATGCCCAAATTTGCTGGTTATCTAATTCAATATTAACAATTGGATATCCCAATCTTCTAGCTACCCAAGTTGCTGTTTTTGGTGCATCGATTTTAAATTCCAAATCATTATCATATATTCCAAATGGTGTTGCTTCCATTGATGCTGATGCTGATAAAAATGCGTTATAATTTGAACCTGACCAATATGTGTTTGCAGACATTTTTTAAAATTTATAGTTTTACTACTATAAATATGAATTATATAAATAAAAAAAGGGAAAGTATTACTACTCTCCCTTTTTCTTTATTGTAAGTTTATTACTTATCTAATCTACTCAAAGATTATAAAGTGTTTAAACCATCAACGATAATCTTACCATAAAACTCTGGTCTTACGATTTTCTTAGCGTATCTAGTCATAACACCTCTTCTTGGAGTGAAGTTAGTTGGGTCATAAACTAATGGAGTCATAATCAATGGTACATAAGGTGCGTAAACTGCTCCAGTTTCGAAGAAGTTAGAACCTTTGAAACCTAATAAAATTACGTTCTCAGTCATATAAGGGTTTTTGTAAACATCGTATCTGTTAGAGATAGAACCGATGTTAGTTACACCTGCAGAGAAAGTCAACGCGTCTTTTCCTGGGTTAGCAGAAAATCCGTTCATTGATTCTAAAATTGTAGCTACGTTTGGAGATACAACGATAAAGTTTGCACCACCTCTCATAGTTAATTGGTGAATCTTGTTAGAAACTTTTTGTAATTTAATACCTAAAGTTTGG